AAGACAGGCATTAGTGACAATGCTTGGACAATTTTCCTTAGTTCCCAGTTTGCTTTCTTTTTCATTTGTTTTTCCTTGTTTTAATAAAATTAACTAACATCTATATTATACATAAATATGAGATACATTTTATACATAATTGATGGTAAAAGAACCCCACGACAGTGGGAAGGCGGAACGCCCGTTCTTTTACCATCAATTAAAGACTCGCCCCTGGCGCCCGTTCTTTCATCATCAATCAAACACCCCCTCATAAATGAACCGAGGCCCGAAGGCCCCGATCCGCGGACAATATGTAGTGCGTCCATCATAGTGTGTCTGCCTCCCCGTCCTCTAAAAACTTTCGGACAGCTTTTATGAGTGCGTCCCAATGTTTATCAGTAAATATACGTTCGTCTAATTCACTGATAGAAATTGGCCAGTCGATTATATTGTTTTGTACTTCGATCTTGAAATTAAGATCATAAATTTTTGGTTCCATTGTTTTTCCTTGTTTAATTGATTACATACTAAGTATATCATTATTTATGGGATCATGGTAAAATATATGTGTTAAACAAATTTAGGAGTTAAACAAATGAATCAATTAGAACTAACACCCAAGCAACACTGTTGCATTTGTGACCAACCTTTGGCAGTCATGGCCTTTAACAAAGACTGGATACACGGGAACAATCCGGACACAAGCGACACACACTATCCCAAAGGATCTAAGTGTTGTGATCTGTGCAATCAAGAAGTCGTAACCGAGAGATTGAGGATACATCGCGAGGAACAAGAGTCCATTGCCCAACTTAAGAAGGATGTGGGGTGGGACTGATGACTGACACCGCATTTACAGATGAAGAATTAACCTTATTAGAAACAATTACTCGTGAGGCCACGTCTCGTTTCATTGCTGACAACCAATGGGCAAGAGGCCCAGAAGCGTTGAAGGTTATGGAAGAAAGTCGCAAACTCCGAGACCTAAATCGTAAAATCCAAGGTTTTTGCATTGAAAGACTACAAGACCAAAGGCGCAAAGAGGATGAGATCAGCAGTCTAAACTCAGGAGCAGAGAATTTTCTTAATGAGATGGGGTCAGACTATGACAAGTATTAATATAGCACTTATAGTTGTCATCGCAGTTGCGTTCGTGATTGCAATCCTCGGCATACTGGCCACAATCCGATAACCCACTAATAGAATGAACGCACGGCCGTGCGTTCATTCTATCCACCAACAACAATACACAATGATATGGGGATCCTATTGGCCAAACTTTGGTGCGAAGGCCCTTGATGGATGAATTATTTCGGAACGAACCGCAGGCTTGATAATTCATCCATCAAGGGGAAAGATCGAGACATAAATTCTCTGGTGAAATAATTTGGCACTTTTTTGTTAGGAGTCCCTACTCAGAAAAATTTTATATTTTTTTCTAGGAGTCCCTGGTCCCCGGAAAAATTTGTGTATACTAAAAAATATGGGAAAAACAAAAACTTGCATTACTTGCAAACGAGAGCTACCAAAAGACGACTACACTAAAAAGCGCAATGTCTGCCGACGCTGTACTTCCCTGCAAAGAAACCAAACCCGCAACAGTTCCCCTGAATCCTATGTCGCTGTGGTTTATTCCAAACTCAAAGCTGCACGGAAAGACATGGAGTGGGACATTGATTTGGACCACGTTAAGTGTCTTTGGCACAAACAGGAGGGACGCTGTGCGCTATCCGGGGTGTTTATGACGTGGCACGGGGGCGAAGGACGACAGGACCTTAATATCAGTATCGACAGGAAAAATTCGGACAAAGGGTATATAATAGGAAACGTCCAATTAGTGACACAACGAATAAACACAATGAAGCACACCTTGGGAGAAAGTGAGTTCTACTGGTGGTGCAAAAACGTAGTACACAACAAAGAAAATGCCGACTAAATTTAAGCCGACGGAAAAACTCTACAACCGACGAACCGGGATCACCAAGGTTCAACACAATTATATTAAAGCCACTTCGATGAAAGACCTCCTTGCAGCAATAGAAAATCCAAACACTAAACCCAAATTAATCCATAAATATAAAAAAGAAATAAAAAGGAGAGAGAAGTATGTCCTCTGAAAAGAAAAGCGAAATGACGCCCGAAAAAGCAGGGCAATATTGGTACAACCGTGGTTTCCGGGACAAAGAACTGCAACGTCGCGTAGCAGAAACGTTGGCTAAGGAAGAACTGGTGGACAACAATGCCGAAGTCTGCAAAGTCTGCGACTAACATAGACACCGGAAAACTGTCCGAACTTTACCCGGACGCCGCTAAAGAGCTTTTGGGCCTTCAAGAAGCGTTGAAATCTAAAACACTACAGCGCGAAGGGCAGGATAGTTTTTTAACCTATGTAAAACACATGTGGCCTGATTTTATTGAAGGTCGACACCACCAGATTTTTGCTGAAAAACTCGAAAAAGTGGCTCGTGGAGAGCTAAAACGCCTGATTATTAACATGCCACCACGGCACACGAAGTCTGAATTTGCCTCCACTTACTTCCCCTCGTGGGCCTTGGGCCGCGATCCGAAGTTAAAAATCATGCAAATCACGCACACCGCGGAGTTGGCCTTTCGTTTTGGACGACGGGTCAGGGACTTGATCGATTCGGAAGATTATCAAGGGGTTTTCCCGGGCGTGGCGCTTAAAGCGGACAGTAAGTCTGCCGGACGGTGGGAAACCAACGGCGGCGGCGAGGCGTTTTATTCGGGTATTGGCGGTGCGGTCACGGGTCGTGGTGCGGATATTCTGGTTCTCGATGACATTCACTCGGAACAAGACGCATTATCCCCAACGGCTCTGGACAATGCCTGGGAATACTACTCTTCAGGACCACGGCAAAGATTACAGCCCGGCGGGGCTATTATTATCGTGATGACGCGTTGGAGCACCAAAGATTTAACCGGAAGACTGCTCAGTAAACAGGTGGAAGAGCACGCCGATCAATGGGAAGTGGTGGAATTTCCAGCCATTATGCCCAGTAACGACGCCTTATGGCCCGAATACTGGACTTTGCCCGAATTGGAGGGGGTAAAAGCCTCCCTACCGGTGTCCAAATGGGAAGCCCAGTGGATGCAAAACCCCACCTCCGATGAAGGCGCAATCCTAAAACGCGAGTGGTGGAGGATTTGGGAAGAGGATCGGGTGCCCAATATGCAGTTTGTCATACAAAGTTACGACACCGCGTTTAGTAAGAAAGAAACAGCGGATTTCTCAGCCATCACGACATGGTGCGTGTTCTACCCCGAAGAGGGCGGCGAACCGAACCTATTGTTGCTCGATGCTCGCAAAGGACGGTGGAATTTTCCGGAACTTAAAAACGAAGCCTTTGAACAATACGAGTATTGGGAACCGGACATTGTGATTATTGAAGCCAAGGCCAGTGGTATGCCGCTTACTCACGAATTGAGACAAACCGGGATACCGGTGCTCAATTATTCGCCGAACAAAGGACAGGATAAAATTGCCCGAGTCAACGCCGTTTCCCCACTTTTAGAAGCCGGTATGGTCTGGGCCCCGGACAAGCGGTGGGCTGATGAGGTGATTGAAGAATGTGCCGCGTTCCCGTTTGGCGACCACGACGACTTGGTGGATTCGACCACACAAGCGTTAATGCGTTATCGACAAGGCGGGTTTATTGCGTTAGAATCAGATGAGCTAATGGATAGCGATTATAAACCACCAAGAAAGGAATATTACTGATGTCAGGAATTGCAGCACTACGAGAACTACTGAAACGCGGACGTTATGACAACGACGCTATGTACGATATTTTAATGAAGCAGCAACAGAAAGGCTACACCAACCTCACCACGGCGGAAAAGGCACAATACGACCAGCTTTACAATATCTTTGGGCGCGACGCAATGGAAACCATGGAAGATCGTCTTTTTCACGCATTGGGCGGTAAATACCCGGAACTGGACGACATGGTTAAAGCCGGAAAATATATGGACGAGGATGTTTTGACAAACATGTTCAACAGAAAAATTGATACGGTGATTGATGATTTTGCTGCACGCGCAGACGCTTTAAAAGGGACCAATACCGTCAAAGGCAGAAAAAACCCAGATGAAGAAGCAATATCTTTGCTCGAGGAATTTCTGAACGAGGAGCTACCGGAACTACTGCAAGACAGAAAAAGTATTAACGACATGTCCGGAAGATTTTTCGCAGACGACATGATGACCGTGGACCCCGAAGGACGGTTGGATGTGCTGGTGGACGCGGTAGACGACATGTATACAAACGCTTATAGCAGCGGCGATGTTCCTTATATGGACGCGTCGGTAGTCGATGAGTTGGGAGCAGCTATGTCCCCCGAATATTTAGCGCACAATTTGCGAGGCATAAAAGCACACGTCAACACACTGCCCAGAGCACAGATAAAACACAAAAAGACATCCGGCACCGGGGAGGACATGGATTTTTGGGAGGAAAACTATGAGTACGACCCACAAAACCAACGACTGCATCAACGGAGCGAAAGCCAAGTGAAAAATGTGGCTAAAGAAGGCAAATACACCCCTGTCAACCTCCCCGTCGATACAACCTATACCATTTCGGAAGGTTTTATGCCTGTGGCCAATCCAAGAAAACCAGGAGATTTTTCGGAGATAGAGGCGGCAGGACAAAAATTAAAAGACCAACTAGAAGCCGTTGAAGCTAGAAGGAGGACTGGAACCAGATCGGAAGGGTTTTTCCCCTCAGACCACAAGAAACTCGATGCAGAAGCGGACGCAATCACAGCCGAGATCGAGGCCGAGATCGCGCGTCTTAAAAAGAAAAAGACAGGCGGCATAGTTAAAAAAACAGGCGGTGGCATAATGAGCGGCCCCCTATACAGTAGAGATTTTTAATCAGGAGAGAGAAAATGGCGAAAGCACCTAAAATCAATAAAGGCTTAGATATAAAAGGTCAAGGCTTTGTTCCTTACGCAAAAACCAAGAAAATGAAAACCAGCAAAGGACCACAGCCCGGCGCTGGAAAAGGTAAGTCCAGAGGCGGCGGATCCGCTGAAAGAGGCACCAATTTCACTGGCGTATACTAGATAGGAGGCACCATGTTAGGGCCTCCGGTTTTTACAACCCAGGAAGAAGCAGACGCATATCTCGATGCGCAGAAAGACATATATGGCGGCGGCGCAGCGGGAGTTGCGCGTGGACTAGGTATTGTCGATCTTTTTGCCGGTGTGCCATGGTTAGCAGGGGAAGCCGCGGGTCAGGCGACAATGGCTTCGTTATTACAACAAAGAGACCGACTTGAGCGCCATACCGACCGGAAAACAGCGGACTATCTTTCGCGACTAGATTTACGCTCTAAAGGCGCATTAGGCGATAAAGAATCTCAAGAAAAAGCACGAAACATAATTGCTGGTCGTTCCGGCACCTACGACGAGGCAATAGAGGAGTTTCTTAAAACCTTTGGTTATGAAAGAAACGAACGCTCAAAAATTGCAGAAGACGTATCTTTTTGGATCACAGTAGGCGTGGACGGTGCTTTCTTGCTGAACGTAATTAGGAAAGCGGCTCCCAAAGGATATAGAGCGGTCCGCGATGCGCTTAAAAACATCGGCAAAAACGTGGACGAGACCGATCAAGCGGTTATGAAAGCACAAACGGAACTAGGTTTTTCTGACACGCCGGTACAAATGGAAATGGATTTACCGAAAGCCAAAGCAAAACCAGTCAAAAACACACAAGAACAACTTTATGCTTTAGACACCAGATTGTACGACTTAAACAATATTCTTAAACAAGAAGGCGGCCTGATGAGCAACACCAATCTTCAAAAACTGAGGAGAGAAATAAGCAAAGTTGAGAACGAAATACGAAAACTAACCGCGGCCGGTGCAGCTACCGGTATAACGGTTTCAGGAGAAGCGAAAAGTCCTGGTGCAGAAGAAGTGCAAAGTAGTGTAAACTATGCACTGAAACAATGGATGTAAAATGGCTATAGACGAAATTAAAAAACCCACCAATATTGACAGAGTTACCGACTTAATCGACCTGGACATTGAAGCGGGACAAGAGGTTGAAATTGACGCCCCTATCCCTGAAGACGGGGACGTAGAAGTTAATTTTGCCCGAGACGGCAGCGCGGTCCTTGATTTTATGCCGGACGAATTAGGCGTAGAGGCAATGATCCCTTTTGACGCCAACCTAGCTGATTACATGGACGAGTCGGAACTCGGTGCAATAGCCGCGCAATTGCTCGGTGATTTTGAAGAAGACCGCATGAGTCGGGACGAGTGGGAAGACGCCTATGTCAAAGGACTGGATCTTCTTGGCTTTAAGTACGAAGACCGCGATCGACCCTTCCCGGGCGCAAGTGGAGTTACCCACCCATTATTGGCAGAAGCCGTTACTCAATTTCAAGCGCAAGCGTTCAAAGAACTGTTGCCCGCACAAGGTCCGGTAAAAACGGACATTGTTGGAGCAGCTACTCCTGAAGTGGAAGCGCAAGCTGATCGTGTGCGCGAGTTTATGAATTACCAGATTACAACGGTCATGGAAGAATACACGCCGGAAATGGACCAACTGTTGTTCTATTTGCCCCTTGCCGGTTCTGCTTTCAAAAAAGTCTATTACGATCCTTCTCTACAAAGAGCCGTTAGCAAATTTGTTCCGGTTGAAGATTTAGTGGTGCCGTATGCGGCCAGTGATTTGGAAACCTGTTCAAGAATTACACACATTGTAAAAATGAACTACAATGAGATTCGTAGCCAACAGTTGTCCGGATTTTATCGAGACATAGAAATTACCCCAACCTACACCAGCACCCAGACAGTAACGCAAGATAAAGTCGAAGAGATCGAGGGCATTAGCGGTTCGGGCAACGACATGATGTATGAACTGCTGGAGTTTCACGTTTCAATGGAGATGCCGGGGTTTGAAGACCCTAATGGTTTGCACCTACCTTTCATTGTAACTATTGATAGAACCTCAAGTCAGGTTTTGTCCATTCGACGCAACTATTACGAAAACGCTCCGCAAAAAAGAAAGATCGCTTATTTTGTACACTACAAGTTTCTCCCAGGACTGGGTTTCTACGGCTTTGGTTTAATCCACATGATCGGAGGACTCTCTCGAACCGCAACAGCGGCCCTCAGACAACTCATAGACGCAGGAACCCTGTCCAACCTCCCCGCCGGTTTTAAAGCTCGGGGCATAAGAATAAGGGACGACGAGACACCTTTAGAACCCGGAGAATTTAGAGACGTAGACGCACCAGGCGGAGCGCTAAAAGATTCTTTGATGCCTCTCCCTTATAAAGAGCCAAGTGGAACTCTGTTTCAATTAATGGGCTTTTGTGTTGAAGCCGGTCAGCGGTTCGCGGCCATCACAGACATGCAAGTGGGCGAAGGTAATGACCAAGCGGCAGTCGGAACAACGTTAGCGCTCATGGAACAGGGGACCAAGGTCATGTCCGCGGTTCACAAACGACTGCATTACGCGCAAAAAACAGAATTTAGAATATTAGCTAGAGTTTTCTCAGAGTTTCTTCCACCAGAGTACCCTTATCAAGTAGTCGGCGGCGACCAAATGATAAAACAAGCGGATTTTGATAATCGTGTTGATGTTATTCCGGTTTCTGATCCAAACTTTTTCTCTTTTGCCCAACGAATTTCTTTGGCGCAACAAGAATTACAATTGGTGCAGAGCAATCCAGAAATACACAATATTAAAGAAGCGTATCGTCGAATGTACACGGCGCTTGGCTCACAGAACATTGAAGCTCTGTTGGTTCCTGATCCACCCCCACCGCAACCCACAAGCCCGGCTTTAGAAAATGCCGCCGCTTTAATGGGCGCACCTTTACAGGCGTTTCCGGAACAAGACCACGATGCGCACATCGAATCGCACATCACGTTTTTAGAAAACCCCATGGCTACAATGAACCCTATGGTGGCAACGTCTTTATTATCAGATATTTTTCAACACATTGCGCTTAAGGCGGAAGAGATCGCGGAACAACAACTACAACAATTGGCGCAAGAGGACCCACAACTACAACAACAGTTGATGCAAGAGCAACAAATGATGCAGCAACAGCAAATGATGTTACAACAAGGCGGCGGAGGAACCTCACAACCCATGCCGCCTAACCCTTTAAGAGAGCAGCTAAAAGCGCAAGTGGAAGCGGATTTATTAGAAGAAATAATGCCTAGAATTAATGAGGCTATGGACGTTTCCGGTGATGATGATAGTGTTTTAGCCTTGAAGCAACAAGAGCTTATGATAAGATCTAAAGAGAACGAAGACGATAAACGTATCGCTGAAGATAAATTAGCTCTTGAGCGAGAAAAAATGGAAGTACGGGAAGAAACCGACGAAGAGAAGATGCGAAGTCAAGAAGACATCGCAGCGCTTAGGGCTCAGATTTCTCGTGAAAAAATGGAGCAAGCTAAAAACAAAGGAAAATAATGCCAATCTCTTACGAAAACCCTTGGGACAACCCTTTATACGACCCGCCTAAATACGACAAGGACCCTAAAATTGGGGACCCACAAGGACCTCCTCCCGATGCTTCGGCGGGGGCGGAAGCATTTTTTAATCCGGACGGCACATTAAAAGAAGAATATTTAAACACGGTTCTTGAACAAATTGCTGGTTCTCCTTATTTTCAAGCCTTGGCAGGAGAACAGCCCGATCTAAGCGGCTATGCCCAAACAAGTGATTTAGACGAAGCTGTTGCAGGAGCCCTTGCCGGATACAATTTAGAAGGCCCTGATTTAAGTGGCTATGCTCAAACAGGGGACGTGCAGTCAGCCATAAGCGACGCACTCGCAGGTCTCGGCCTTGAAGATTATATGAGCCTACAGGACTGGGAACAACGGGCGGAACAGTTTGTGGGACAAGATATGATCCAGAACATGATAAACGATGCTGTGTCTCGCGGACTTACCTCAGAGGAAATCCAACAAATGATTATGGATGCAACGGGAGGCGCCCTTACTCCAGAACAAGTTCAACAAATGATTGATACCGCTACTGAAACAATGCCTGGCGTTGAACAAATCCAACAAATGATTAACCAGGCCCTAATGGACGGACTTTCCCCACAAGAGATTCAAGACATGATTGCGGAGTATTTAGCGGCGAACCCTGTTGAGGGAATAACACCTGAGACAGTACAACAAATGATTGATGCAGCTATTCAAGGTATGACCGCGGGCGAGGAAGACCTAACCCAAGACGCCGTTCAACAGATGATTGATGCAGCTATGGCTGGAGGCATGACCATGGACCAAGTACAACAAATGCTTGGTGACTCCGGTTACATGACACAAGAGCAAATTCAGCAAATGATGGGAGAGTCTGGGTATTTGGGACAGGAAGGAGTGGATGCTTCTGTGCAAGCTGCTCTTGATGCTGCTTTAGGGGAAGGCGGAGCAATTAACTCCGCAATAGCCGCAGCTATGCAAGGGGCTGGTGGAAGACCGAGTCCAGAAACACCTCCTGTAGACACACCCCCTCCACCCACTCCTAACTACACGCTTCCAACAAGCTACACTCCCTACACTGACTACACAAGCCCGTACGGGTCAGTAAACCCTTATGATATTATGGGCCCAGAGCAGTTTGGAGGGACAACACCTTTTAGTGGCGGAACGACCACAGGAGCAGCCACAGGGAGCGGAATAAGCGGACTACCTTTGGGAGACCCTCTAACTTATAACTATGCTATCCCTGTAGAAGCGCAGGCAGGACTTTACCCAACGGGGACAAACATTTCTTGGGACGATTTTTTAAACTACGGTAGAGCGGTTTCCCCAGAAGACAAAGCGTCTTGGGAAGCTTGGAAACAGTCCACTAATACTTAATAAGGAGACAAAACCATTGACACCATAGATTTTGCTTATAAACTATTGAAAATAGTTGAAGAAAAACAAGAACGAGTTCAACAGATGATGCTTAGTGGCGAGGTAAAAGACTGGGAGCATTATCGCAACTTGACCGGACAGACAGAAGCTTTAGCTTATATGCGGTCCGAGATAAACACGTTACTGGATAAACAAGGAGATTAAACCTGTGAGTGACGCAACTTCCGCCCTTGAACAGAAATGGGCGCAGGAGGAGGCTAGTAAGTCTCCCTTAGAAAAAGCCTACGAAAAAGTTGGCAGCAAGAAGACGGATAAGGAAAAACTTAATCCGGAAAAACTTTCTTCTGATCTATTAGACCAACTTCCAGATCCCACCGGTTGGCGCATTCTCATTCTCCCTTATCGTGGACAAGGCCAAACAGATGGCGGTATATACCTGACAGAAAAAACAGTAGAGCGTCAACAAATAGCCACGGTCCTCGGTTATGTGTTAAAAACAGGTGAGCTCGCTTATCAAGATGAACATAAGTTTCCAACAGGTCCTTGGTGTAAAGCCGGGGATTGGGTTTTGTTTGGGCGATATGCTGGTTCCCGCTTTGATATAGAAGGCGGTGAAGTCAAAATATTGAACGACGACGAAATCATTGCGAAAGTAAACGACCCAGAAGCAATTCTGCATAATTATTAACATGAGGAAGAAATCATGCCAGCACAAGAACTGACTAAAACTGACGAAGAAAAAATGGTGGACCTAGACGTTTCCGGTCCTGCCGTTGATGTCGAACTACCCCAAGAAGGCGCCGTAATCACGGAAGTCGAACAAGAGGAGACGGCCCAAGAAACCGAACCAACCCCTAGAGTGCAGGTTCAAGAGGAGACACAGGAAAGCTCTCAGGACGAGCTTGAAAACTACAGTAAGAACGTTAAAACACGGATCAATAAGCTCACGGCTAAATTAAGAGAAGCCGAGCGCAGAGAAAAGGCGGCCACGGACTACGCGGAAAGTGTGAAGAAAGAAAACGAGGGACTAAGAACACAAAACACCACTCTTGACGGAAACTACATTATAGAATACGCCAATAGAATTACTACGGAAACAGCGGCAGCGAAGTCGGATCTAAGACAGGCCACAGAAAACGATGAAGTAGACAAACAAGTAGAAGCCCAACAAAAATTGGCGCGTTTGGCAGTGGAGGCACAAAACCTCAAGGCTCTGAACGACAAAAGAAAAAACCAAGCGAGCACCCCTGCTGAAGCACAACAACAAAATGAACAAACGTTTTCTCCGCCGCAAACCACACCCCCCGAGCCCCCTGATCCAAAGGCAGAGGCTTGGGCATCAAAAAACAAGTGGTTTGGCAAAGATGCCGCTATGACCATGACCAGTTTTGTTCATCACCGTCAACTAACAGAGGAAGAAGGGTTTGACGGGACAGAAGATGAGTATTATGATGAGATAGATAAAAGAATGAGAGAAGAGTTTCCACATAAATTTGGTGAAGAGACACCTTCTCTTGAAACTATTAACCGTCCCGCCCAAACGGTGGCTTCTGCGACACGCAGTCCAAAAAGAGGGCGCGGCAAAAACACTGTGAGACTCACACCGTCACAGGTTGCTATTGCTAAAAAATTAGGTGTGCCACTAGAAGAGTACGCAAAATACGTGAAGGAGTAAAAATGGCTAAAACCACAACAGACGTAAAAGAAACAACTCGAGCTTCACGCGAGGCCGATACTAGAGAAAAACAATCTCGACGTAAACCTTGGTCTCCCCCATCCGCATTGGATGCACCCCCAGCCCCTGAAGGCTATCGACATAGATGGGTAAGAACAGAGGTCCGCGGACAATCTGACACAAAAAACATGTCAGCAAGACTCCGTGAAGGATATGAACCTGTGAGAGCAGACGAATATCCAGACTTTGAAGCTCCCACCATTGAAGATGGTAAACACGCAGGATGTATTGGGGTAGGAGGGCTGATATTGGCCCGTATACCTGAAGAAACCGTACATGAACGACAAGCTCACTTTGACGAAAGAACTGAAGGTCAAATGGATGCAGTCGACAACGATTACTTCAGAGACGGAACACATCCCTCTATGTCGGTTTCAAAACCAAGCCGACAAACTCGTGTTACTTTGGGCGGTAAGAGAGCAGTCGATAAAAACTGATTTTTTACCGGTAAATATAATTCATCGTTATTAAGGAACTTAATAAATGGCAAACGTAGATAAAGCCTTCGGGCTTCGTCCGTACAAAGGTCTAAATGTTGGTTCGGCTGTACAAGAAGCAAACAAATATAATATTGTGACCACTGGATATGGTACAAGCATCTTTCAAGGTGACTTAACTATATTCGCAAGTGGGTTTATCAACAGGGCAGCAGCTAGTTCTGCTAACCTAGTTGGCGTATTTTCGCATTGCTACTATGTTGCAACTGACGGCACACCGACCTTTAAGAATTATTACCCAGCCAGCACAACTGCACTCGGAAGTGGCGCAATAGAAGCATATATCTATGACGACCCTAACCAACTGTTTGTTATACAAGCAGATGGTGCCTCAGCGCAGACCTGTATCGGTAGAAATGCTGACACAGATGGTATTGGCGGTAGTACAACAACGGGCGTAAGCACTCGAGAGCTTGATTCAAGCACAATCGCCACAACTCAAGGGCTTCAGCTCAAGATTATTGGCGTGGTTCAAGACGATATTAATGGGGATCTCACAGCAGATAACGCTAATTTGGTAGTACAAATTAACGAACATGCTTATAGAGGACCTGTAGCTGGAACTTAAGGAGTATAAATAATGGCTATAAGTAGAGCGCAACTCGTAAAAGAATTGCTACCTGGCTTGAATGCTCTCTTTGGACTAGAGTACAGTCGCTATGACCAAGAACATGAAGAAATTTATGACATGGAATCTAGTGACAGAGCTTTTGAAGAAGAGGTTATGCTTACTGGTTTCGACACAGCACCTGTTAAATCGGAAGGAGCCGGAGTAGCATTCGATCAAGCACAAGAAGCCTTCACATCTCGGTATACCCATGAAACGATTGCATTGGCGTTTTCAATTACTGAAGAAGCTATCGAGGACAATCTTTATGACAAACTGTCAGCAAGATACACTCGTGCGCTTGCTAGAAGTATGAGCAACACCAAGCAAGTAAAATCTGCCTCTGTATTAAACAGAGCCTTTAACTCAAGTTATGTAGGCGGCGACGGTAAAGAACTTTGCGCAACAGACCACCCAACTGTGGGCGGCGCTAATTTGCGTAATGAGCTTTCTACCTCGGCTGATCTTAACGAAACTTCGTTAGAGCAAGCTCTGATTGATATTGCAGCATTTACTGATGAACGCGGACTAAAAGTCGCTCTTCAAGGAATGAAACTAATTATTCCTAAAGAGCTTCAATTTACCGCTGATCGTTTGATGGAATCACAGGGACGTGTCGCTACTTCTGATAATGATATTAACGCTATACGCAATATGGGCATGGTCCCTGAAGGCTATACCGTAAATCATTATCTTACTGATACAGATGCGTGGTTCATTAAGACTGATTGTCCAAACGGATTTAAAATGTTTAACCGTTCACCAATCAAGACTTCAATGGAAGCGGATTTCGATACCGGTAATGTACGATACAAGGCACGCGAAAGATATTCGTTTGGGTGGTCTGACCCCCGAGCAGTCTTTGGCAGCCCCGGAGCGTAAGCAACAAGCTAAATATGGAACCCCGCCGCGGGTTTCTTACTCAACGCGGCACACTTTCTCTTTCTTTTTCCCTGTTTTCCAAGTAGTATATTTAATGTATCTAGGAGTAACTTGTCCTACAGACTGACCTAGCAGACAAGCCAAGACGGTAGGACTTATTTTTTTCTCAGGAGGAAAATTATGGCTAAATCAACCTTTTCGGGACCAGTTCAATCATTGGCTGGTTTTATTTCCGCAGGGAACGCTAACGTAGTCAGTTTGACCGCTGATACGTCTTTGACAGTAGCTTCTCATGCCGGTAAGGTCTTAATAACCAATGATGCAGACGGCAAGTTTACACTGCCTTCTATTGTTGCGACTGCACCAGGCGCGGACGACGATCCTAACCAAACCAATAACTTAGGCGCTACCTTTACATTTATAGTTGTTACAGCGGCGACAGACATGGATATATTGACCGATGGCACAGATAAGTTTGTGGGCGGCCTTTATACTGGAGTCGATGATTCAACAGGGAAGACCTTTATATCTGGCTCAAGTAACGATGTTATTACTATGAACGGAAGCACTAAGGGCGGACTTGCTGGCAGTATTGTAAAAGTAACTGCGATGGCTTCTGCTAAGTATGCTGTTGAAGGACTCATTCTTGGATCAGGAACTATAGTAACACCATTCGCAGATTCGTAGGAGGTGACACATGGCTGATTCAGTCACAGGACCAACTATTCAATACGACTACGATAAGAAACTGGTTACATATTGTTCTGTTTATTCAGATGGAACAGGCAGTA